AAGAGAAAGACAGACTATATTTCACGCGACTAGCGATACAACGCCAAAAGGAATTGTATTATCAGGTCAAATCTTAGAACAACTCGGTAAACTCGGTATTTTAAAAATGATGTTTGATGAGGGATTATTCCCTTCAACAGATATATTAGTATCAACTCCGTTTGCAAATCAAGAGACAATGTTATCTACATATCACAGGTCGTTTGCTAAAGATAATAAATTAGATGCTAATTATGAAGAATTTATACTTGCACTCTATCAACATTCTACTAAGTTATACCATGGCACAGAATGGACAGCTTTACATGGTCCTTCTTTGTTAGCAAAGGATAATGTATCTGATAATTTTATTACATCTGGTGACTATAGTATTATCCCAGAAACAACATTCGACGAAAAATGGCCAGTTGTTTCAGAGAAAACTTTTAGAGCAATTGGTGCTAAACATCCATTTATTATAATTGGATGTGCAGGAGCCGTTTCATATTTAGAAAAATTTGGGTTCAATTCTTTTAAAGAGTTGCTGCCTGTTCCAAATTACAACGAATACACAGATAATGATGATCGCCTTCGAGCAGCAATTGCGAATATAAAAGCATTTCCTAAAATTCTATTAGATAACGAGAAGAGAATAAATGATATAGTATCGGAAAACTATTTACTACTAGAACAATTAGCTATTACTGAATTAAACACATTACAAGAATTACTACCTGGCGTATCACTTGAATCAATGTTTAATTTTTCAAAATGGGGACAAGATATAACAGATACTGAGTTTACTAATAATACAATTAATGCTCATAATGAAGTTAATAATAAACAATGGATTATGAAATATCAGGAAATAAAAGCCGATGAATGGCCCGATCTCAATAACCGAGACCAATTTAAAAACTTACCGATTCTAATTCAAAATGAATGCAAATTGGATTTTAATTTTTCTGATATATCGTACCTGTTTGACCCGCAGATACACCAAAAGGAAATAATATGAAACTATATAGAAACAAACAATATAAAATACTTTTCAATAAACATACTAAAAAATATTCATACGCATACAACATAGGTTGGTTCTTCTGGTATGACAGCGGGAAGCCAGGTAAATTCAAAACAACGCATTTGTATGATTCAGAAGCCGCTGCAAAAGAAGCAGTAAAAGAAGTGATCGATCGTCAATTAGATTCTCACTTTATGGAGGTAGATGAATAATGTTGGTAGAAATATTAAACGAGTTAACTGCGCAAGCACAAGATTTAAATATGGGGTATGATAATGAAAACAAATAAATTTGTAGACGAAGTAGCTAAAACATTTTATGATGTTATGCCATACGTTGAATTAAATGGCAAAGATGCTGTTGGTGAGAAGCCAGCCTGGGAAGAAGGCGGTAATAGTTTAAAGCAAGACGAAGCTAGGAAACATGCTATAGAAGCAATTAAAACAATAAGAACGTTAGCATCTGATTATTGTAGCGCCGACGGTAGAGCAACATATATTTGGATAGGTAAACAATTAGAGGACTTAGAATGCCAACAATAGAAAAAGAAGGATTCGTAACTGCAGACGTAGATGAAGCATTAGAAATATTACAAGAAGAATGTGCTGAGGTTATACAAGTTATATGTAAGATAGAACGTTTTGGTATAGATAGCTATTACCCTGAAACAACAATATCAAATCACGAAAAACTTACCAAAGAAGTAGGGGACTTACTAGCAATGGTAGACATATTAGTGGACCGAGGTGTATTAGATACAGCAGAAATGATTACTGCAAAGCAAGCCAAAACCGAAAAATTAAAACACTGGTCTAACTTGTTCGATGATGAATTATAGTGTATAATATTAAAATGATAGATGATTATTACAAAGGTTTTACAGACGGACTCGAACTAGCAGAAAAATATTTTGAAGCGAAGCAATGGTTATTAGATAGACCCAATGAAAATTTAAAAGAGGTATTTAACAAATGGCTGAAGAAATAGAAATTGATATTGATAACTGCGATCTATTTAATTTAATGTTAGAAGCACATAAACAGGACATAACGTTAAATGCGTTAATCGTTAGAATACTAGGCGAGGCTGTAGAGAAGGAAGCAAATGGCGATAATTAAAGTAGCAGAGTTATTTTATTCAATCCAAGGCGAAGGAAGGTACATGGGCGTTCCGTCTGTGTTCTTGCGTACATTCGGTTGTAATTTCAGCTGTCGTGGTTTTGGATTGCCATTAGGTGAACGCACAACCGAACCTGATGAGATTGCAAAGAACATCGAACAATACGAAACATACAAGGACTTACCAATTGTAAAATTTGGTTGTGACAGTTATGCAAGCTGGCATCCAAAGTTCAAACAGTTCTCAAATGTATACGAAACAGATAAATTAGCAATAGCAATAGCAGACCTATTACCACACAAAGAATGGAATGACGAACACTTAGTTATAACAGGTGGCGAACCTTTGTTAGCGGGATGGCAACGTTCATTTACTGAATTGTTAGATCAACCAGATATGGAATTGTTAAAGGAAATAACATTCGAAACAAACGGTACACAAAAACTAATGCCAGGATTTAAAGAGTATCTTAAGGATTGGGCAACAGCAGGCAGAGAAATAACATTCAGTGTCAGTGCTAAGTTAAGTTGCAGTGGTGAAGATGAAGCGGATGCTATTAAGCCCGAGATAGTAGTTGAGTATGAAGACATTGGTATTGTGTTTTTGAAATTTGTTGTAGCAACAGAAGACGATGCGCACGAAGCATTAGAAGCATATAACAAGTATCAGGAACATGGTTTTTCAGGGCATTGTTACTTAATGCCAGTGGGCGGTACTACCGAATCTTATAACATGAATAACAAAGCCGTTGCTGAGTTTGCAATGAACAACGGTTTACGTTATAGTGATAGATTACAAGTACCATTATTTAAAAACGCTTGGGGAACTTAAGATGGCACATTATGATTGTAGTCATTGTGTGAGAGTATGGGATGTGGTTATGGTAGCTGCGATAACTGTACACCACAATATGTAAAAGACGCAGAGAAAAGATTATATTCTGTAAGGAATGATGCAGAGGAAAGCATGTTGAAACACTTTGCAAAAGAGATTAAAGAGCTCGAAAAGATGAAAAAGGATTGGATTGAAGAACGGATAAAATCAGATCAAGACGCATTTGATATATTATACAAACAAGGTAAAAATTGGATAAAGGAAAAAGTCTGAGGGACTTAACACAAGAGCAACAGTTAACATGGGATATACTAAAACATTCCCACGTTATCAAATACAGATATGTACACGACGAATGCGGAGGTGTAGCGTTTATATCTAACTACAAACCAGAAGAAGGATCTCTAATGATGTCCGAAGGAATGTATCATACAGATCATACGCCGATGCAGATCGGAGAGAGCATAGTATGCGATGCATGTAATAAGAGAATACTTAATCTCAGTAGTAGTCATTTTTACAAAATTTTTTTATACAACGAGGTAACACAATGAAAATATTAACAGGTATTATTTTAGCGGTTTTATTAACAGGTGCAGTTTACGGAGCAGAGGTTACAGAACAGTCAATTGACGATAACGAAAAATTAGCTGCTGGTAATAGTATGTATGATATATTGATTGGTAATGCGGTTAAATATGTGCAGAATTTAGGTAGAAGTGATAACAACGACGAAAAAACTCAAGGCGGTACTGCTCCTGCGCAGCCTGCGCCACTACCAGAACAAACAGGTGATATGCCATCAGTGCCCGAAGCAGAGGTTACAGAACAGTCAATTGACGATAAGTGGAAAGTATTAACTGCTGAAATTAACGGCGAAACAAGATACACCGTTGCTGCTTGGGGAAATGTAAGCAGTTTCACTATAGATAGGTTTACAACGTTCGAAGAAGCACAACAAATGCGCGACGACTTAGTAGCAAGTGAACAACAATCTCTTAAAGAAAAGAACGCGGTATGGACAGAGGTAGAGTAAATGGGTAAATTTAAAAAGTTACGTAGTTGGTTGTTTGATGATGGGAAAAAGAAAGAAGCGACAAAGCCAAAGAAAAAAGAACTGTCTGAAAAGGAAAAAGCAACAGCAGCCGGCGAAGCATGGGTTGATGTAATAAGCTTTTCTATCGAAGACGATATGGCAGAAGGTTCGTTTGAAATCGATTGGAATGATATCTTTGTTGCACATTTACTCAAAGCAGGCTACAAGGGCAAGACAGACCAAGACATCGTGGACAATTGGTTCAACGATGTATGTAAAAATGTTGTGGCCGAAACATATCAACAAGCACAAGCAGATCCAGAGAAACGTGCTAAAGGTAATAGAACCGACTTAGGCGATGGGAAATCTGAATACAGATAATGAACTATTTAATAGTAGATGCGGCAAACACATTCTTTCGTGCGCGACACGCGGCACATAGACATAGTGACTCTTGGGAAAAGGTTGGCTTTGCTGTACATACAACATTAGGAAGTATTAACAAATGCTTTCGTGACAATGACGGTGACCATGTTGTTATTTGTTTTGAAGGACGTAGCTGGCGCAAGGACATTTATCCGCCTTACAAGAAAAACAGGGCAGCAAAGAAAGCCGCGTTAACAGATGCCGAACTAGAAGAGGATAAACTGTTTTGGGAAGGGTTCGAAGCATTACAAAAGTTTCTAGTTGAGCGTACTAACTGCACAACATTACAACACGAAGAGCTAGAAGCGGATGATCTTATTGCAGGGTGGATACAATCACATCCGTTAGACAGACATGTAATAGTTTCTACAGACAGCGACTTCCATCAATTGCTTGCAGAAAATGTACAACAATACAACGGTGTTAACGATGAACTACACACGCTCTTAGGTATATTTGATAGACGTGGCAAGCCCGTACTAGACAAGAAAACTAAAGAAGCAAAAATAATTCCAGATCCGCAATGGCTATTATTTGAAAAAATTATGCGTGGAGATACAAGTGATAATATCTTTAGTGCCTTTCCGGGAGTACGTAAGAAAGGAACAAAGAAGAAAGTCGGACTATTAGAAGCATATGCAGATCGCAATGCAAAAGGATTTAATTGGAATAACATGATGCTACAAAAGTGGGTAGACCACAATGGCGAGGAGCATCGCGTGTTGGATGATTACAAACGTAATAAGATTTTAATTGACTTAAATGAACAGCCCGAAGAAATTAAAGTTAAGATATATACTACTATAATGGAGAATTCTGTAGCTAAAGATTTGCCTATGATTGGCGCGCAGTTTTTAAAGTTTTGTGGTAAGTATGAACTCGTAAAGCTGTCTGAGCAAGCACAGGTATTTTCAAAGTGGTTGAGCGCAGCATACAAGGAAAGTTAAATGACACTTAAAGCAAAAACAATTGTAAAGAATAAATGTTGGATAGTAGAGGACAACGGTGAGAAGGTCGGTTCGGTCTTATCCGGTCCCGAAGGTGTAACACTAGTAAAGCATAACACACGCGAAACATTTAATAGTTGGCGTGACTTTGTTAACGAATACAATGTTAAAGTACAAAAAGAAAACAGTAAGGAACCTGTTCAATGTCAAACCGTTTACAGCTATCCTTGTAAGCAAGATCCTTTTAATGTATTGTGGAATGTGCAACATAGCTTGCCTGTGTTTACAAAAACAAACAAAAGCAAGAGTTTCTTTTGTGCCGGCTATTACATTATTAAATTCACAAACAACTGGGCAAGGAGTTATTGCCCTAAGTTAATATCACTTAGCAGATACCCGTATCAAGGACCATTTCATACACAAGAAGAAATGCAAGAACATTTACGCGAGGCTAATAAGAAAAACAAAAATGTATGAGGAACTAGTATCTGCGGACGAAAATGAACTGTTTGAAAATTACCTATCGTCAGCTAAAACTACCGGACTACAGGATCAAAAGTTAAAGTCACCAGTAGAATGGCACGAGAGTATATGTTGTGAAAATGTTTCGTTACGCGGACTGGTTGAATCTAACAAAATCGAACAATATCATACAATGAGAGGATTACTTGGGTTAACCTACCGAAGTTACTTTATAGAACAAACCTCTATATTCATACCGCTTATACGTAAAGTAATGACGAGTTTGATAGTGACACACTTTCGCGGCAAACCAATTAAGGTTGTTAGCGATGATGGGTCAAAACTAGTATATAAGGAGATGGAAAATTGGCTGCAAAAGTAGGAATACATTTAGAGAATTTTAACAATCGTGTTAAAGTAATGAATCAAACAAATGCTAAGGATTTAACCCTTAGTGCTAAAGATGCTAGAAATATGCAAGCAAGCATATTTGATCTATTAACAAAAATAGCAGATTTAACAGAAATTCAAGAGAAACGTGTCGAAGATGAAGTGGTAAATGTTAGCATGGACGGCGGAACATTCTAAATTAAGTATGTAGTTATTGATAAATAACTGTATGGAACCAACATATTTATATTTAAAAGAACACAATAGCACAGGTGCCACCAATGCTGGGCAAAAAACATTCTACTGAGACAAAACAAAAAATTAGAGACACAAAACTTGGAGTAACGTCGTGAGTCGACCTAAGCCAAATGTTCTGCTTGAGAACATAAACAAAGAAACATACAAGAGTGATCAGGTATTAAGCTCCGAAGCAATCTGGGCTGTATTTTACAATAATCAACCAATTAACTTAAAAACTCAAAATATTTTAGTTGCGTACCCCGGACCTAAATATAAAAAAGTCTCGTTTAGTAACAGTGGTCACGCAGTTAATCTAGCTAAAAAATTAAATAAACAATTCAAAACTAACGAGTTTACCGTAGTTCAACTAACCGCCGGTAAACAGATATATCCGTAAATGTCTGATAGAAAACCACAAGCTGCATGGCAAGCAGAGTTTGTGGAAGCTATTAAAAATTATCCTGACGTATTAAAAGCAATAAACCTCAGAAACAAGAATCCAGATAAACCTGCATTTTGGTGGGTAAATTCTATTAATCCAGCAAGTCTTCGTATAACAAGAGATGCCTATCGTATATTGCGCCTACTTGCAGACTATAAAATGCATCGTGTAAAATTAGATGAATCTGTCAAACCAAAAACATATTTACAATTAGAAGATTTATTTGCCGAACCATACTATATCGAAAACAACAAAACCATTCATCTACATGGTGAGAAGGATTTAGTTATGGTAACATTGCACGATAACAATTTACAAAAGTATTTAGATAATGCATCAGAATAGTTGACTACACGTATAAATCTTGCTATATTAATATAATGTCAATAATAGACCCAACTATGTTAAACCCAACATACAATATGTCCAACTTAGCAATAAGTGGTTCAACACTTACTGTTAACAATGCCTCTACCGGTTGTAAAGGAAAAATAGCAGCAGAAGATGTAGTAATAGATGGCGTTAGCATGAAAGAACAAATAGAAGCAATTAACAAACGCCTAGCAATATTAATACCGGACCCAGAACTGTTAGCAGAGTACGAAACATTGCGTGAAGCGTATGAGCATTATAAAACGTTAGAAGCCTTGCTACACAAGCCCAAAAAAGATAAAGACTAAGTCTTTGATTTCATTAGATTTTAATTCCCTTATATTTCAACGACTTACAACTCGGTAAAATAATCACATAAAAAGGTTGACCTTTCGGTATAAACCTGTATAATACGCAGTATATTAACTAAACAAGAGGGCATTACAAATGGGCAAAATCACTAAAATAGATAAAAAAGCTTGTAGACAGATACGTGATGAAATGCAAGCTGTTTTAGACAAGTATGGCGTTTCGGCTAACATGGAATTTAAAGTAGGCAATATGAGTTATGCCGCTGACAATACTGTTAATATTAAAGTAGCAGGTAAAATAGCTGGCGCAGTTACAGCAGATGACAGAATGTTAAAAAGCATGATGTCAGCACATGGTCTTAAATTTACAAGTGCAAAAGGCGAAAAGCTTATAGGCTATAACACACGCCGTCCTAAATATCCGTTCTCATATGTTACTGTACGTGGTGCAAATTATAAATGTAGCATAGATCAAGCTAAAAGACTTTTTAGCGCATAACATGAGAACTATAATAGACAAAGTTCATTTTGATAACATGATAAGCGCGGGTGATCCTCGCGCAGTTCATGCAATTGGCAAAGCTCTAGTTCACTTGTTTAACAGACAAACAGATGATGAACAAGCAACAAATGATACCCACGTTCACAATGCTCGTGGGTTCACTGGTGCTGATGCTTACAGTGGTTCTATTACTGCAAAGTATTATTTGAAACATCGTACATTGCTAGATTGGCAAGTAGATCGTTGGGTTAAAAAGAATGGTAAAGGTTACGCACGTCTTTCAAAGTACTGGAAACAAATAAACGAAGAAGCAGTTAAAAAGGCCCAAGCGGCTAAGGTGGCTGTATAATGCAAAATTGGTTTAATACATTAAACGAAGCATTGGCAGCAGAGAATTTAATGGAATCTTGGGACATTAGTTTTAGTCCAATTGGTTATAGTGAGACATTCCGTTACACTTGGCAAGATGGTTCCAAGCATGGACATCTTATATCTATTACACGTGAAAATGATGGACGTTACGAACGCCCTGTGCATTATAACAGAGGATAGCATTATGAAAAAGATATCCACTGCAATAAAACCAGCAAATACAATAAGTCAAATTAACGTTATATCAGTTACTATCGTTAGTCGAGATCATGTTGATACAACTAAAAACTGGAAAGAAACTAAAACATTTAGGAAAGCCGCTAAAGCTGCCGAATGGTATGCAAGCAGATCTTGCTACGATTGGTGGTGTCGGTTGGGTCATGCATACACACATCGAGACCGTTATGAACGCTTAGATATGCGGCAGGAAAAAATGTATAAACGTGTACTTCCTATCTTTCAACAACATTTACCTTAATAATGAAATCAAAATACCACACATTATTAGATATCGAAATAACTCCAACCTAGCACATATGATTTGGTTTAAAATCAATTCATGCTTGTACAGCGAGTACCCACACCAGTAATGAACGAAACGCAAGAAAAGGAAATGGTATGGAACAGTCTAAACAAACAGACCGTTAATACTCTTTGGTCCGATCTCAAAGTCGGTGATGTTATCCACCGCAGTAAAACAGGTTCAAGTAATTTAATTGTTGAGATGGATATTGTGTCTGATGATAAGTTTGACAAGACATCTAGAGTTACATTCCTCGAAAATGAGCGAGGACTATTTAGTGCTAGTTGGCTAACACAGAGACAAAAATATTTAGATATGGTTGTACCTAATAGTCAATTACATCTTGCATGTCTAAAAGAAATTGCTTATAAATGGCATCCGGAAATGAATACATATTATGATGGGCGCGAAAGTCCAACTATAGCGAAAGCACAGAAAGTACTCGATGAAGCTTTGCAGTATTATGGCACCTGCTTAGAAGCGGTGGTATGTAGCAGGGTTTCCCTGTTGTAATAAGTCATTGATTTATATAGAAATAATAATCGTAATGAAATCAAGCACTTACAAATAATGTCAAAAAGTGGTTGACCTTTTGGTATAAACCTGTATAATACGCAGTATATTAAATAAAACACAGGGCAAATAATATGGCTTATATAGGGCAAGAAGAGAAAAAAGAACTAGCACCAGCTATTAAAGCAGTATTCAAAAAATATGATGTAAAGGGCAGTATTGGAATACATCATCATTCAGAACTAGTAGTTAACATTTCCAAAGGCAAGCTTGATTTAATTGGCGACGAAGAAGCAGGAAGGAAAAAACAGGCTGCGCAACGTGGGCATGATTTTTATCCAATTAGTAACAATCATTATCAAGTTAATCAATTCTATGCTGCCGAAACCGCAGTTAATCCTAAAATTGGTAAGTTCTTTGAAGAGCTTATTACTGCAATGAAAGGTAACAGATGGTTTGATAAATCAGATTCACAATCAGATTATTTCCATACAGCATACTATATGAGCATTAATGTAGGCAAATGGAATAAAGAGTACGAACTTGTATAAACAGGTTGACATTTTGGTACAAGATGCTATAATAACATACAATCAAAAAACACATTATTTAACACAACGAGGAAAATAATATGGCTATATTAGAAAATAGAACTGTTACAGCATTTGCAGCGCGAGACGCGATTTTACGATGCTTTAACAAACAACGCCCAGCATTCTTATGGGGTCCTCCAGGTATTGGCAAATCAGAATTAGTAGAAGGCATTACTAAAAATTTAGATGGTTTAATGATTGATTTACGTTTAAGCCAAATGGATCCAACAGATATTAAGGGCATTCCATTTTATAACAGCGATTTAGGTGTTATGGATTGGGCTCCGCCAATTGATTTACCAAACGAAGAACTTGCATCACAATATCCAATAGTTGTATTGTTTATGGATGAAATGAATGCAGCCGCTCCAAGTGTACAGGCAGCCGCTTACCAACTTATACTTAACAGACGTATTGGCAAATATAAACTTCCTGATAATGTTGTAATGATTGCAGCAGGTAACAGAGAAGGCGACAAGGGTGTTACATATCGTATGCCTAGTCCGTTAGCGAACAGATTTATTCACTTTGAAATGCGTGTTGATTATGATAGCTGGTTGGATTGGGCTACAGAAAATCGCATCCACAAAGATGTTATTGGTTACATCACATTTGCTAAGAACGAACTGTTTGACTTTGATCCTAAGAGCTCAAGTCGTTCTTTTGCTACTCCGCGTTCGTGGACTTTTGTAAGCGAATTGTTGGATGACAACATGCCTGATTCCACATTAACTGATTTAGTTGCAGGTACTGTTGGCGAAGGTGTTGCAGGCAAGTTTATGGCACATCGCAAGATTGCTGGCAAGCTTCCTAATCCAGAAGATATTTTAGCTGGTAAGATTAAGACTTTAGATACAAAAGAGATTTCAGCAATGTACTCTTTAACAATGTCACTTTGTTATGAACTACAGGATGCACATGAAAAGATAGGAAAGTCTAAAAACAAGGAATGGCATGCAATGGTTGATAACTTCTTTGAATTTACAATGAAGAACTTTACAACTGAAGTAACTGTAATGGGTGCTCGAACTGCATTAACTAAGTTTGATCTTCCAATAGTTGCTAACAAGTTAAAGAACTTTGATGAGTTTCACAAGCGTTTTGGCAAGTACATTGTTGCCGCAATAGCTTAAAGGTTTCCGTTGTGTTACACTTTGGGCTCTTCGGAGCCCTTTTTTTTAGGTAGACTATGATTGATAATAGAATACAATTTACCGAGATTCAAAAGAGCATCGGGCTAATGATGGAAGCGCATAGAAAGAAAATGTGTATATGGCGCGACTTAACAAAAACCGACTATCCAGAATGTTATGAGGATCCTAAAGATTATAACAATTTAAGAACACAAGCAAGAAGAGAATTTGAGCAAAAGAAAAAGACAAGGCTAGTAGAACTATACGAACAGTATCTTGTAATAACTACACTTAAAGGGTTGAAATGATATGCGAGTGCGAGCTGGTAGATACATGTCAGACGAAGAGGAACAACAGTTAACAACCAAGTTTGAAAAAAGCCACAGGCGTCAACAACTTTGGTTAGAAATGGCCAGCGATATTATGCCTGACGCAGACGATGTTAGATTGCTAATGAGAAGAGTGGGAAAAGCCGTGGGAAGAGAACGACTGCGTGGTACTGCGGCAGTAGATCACATCAACGAAAGAGATACTGAGTTGGTTAAACTGTACGAACAATATCTTGTTATGAGGACGTTAAAAGGATTATGAGTAAATGGGGAATGGGACAAGATCCAGATGAGTGGGATGCAGAGAAAATACGCTCCGAGAAATTGCGTGAGCACTGGATTGGATTAGCACGTAAAGACTTCCCTGAGAAAAGTGATCAGGAATTATTAGAAATAAGAAAGGTAGCTGCAATGAATTTTGCACACGATATTGATGATATTTACAAAGAGCTGTATGAGAAATATTATATGTTTATTAAACTGAGTAATATGTAATGGTATTTGCTATAGCAACAACAACATCTAACTTCGACGCAGAAGAACACGTTGAAGAAAAGGACCAACTCTGGCTCGAAATGATCAGGGAAAAATGGGACGAAAAGGACGCTCCGGATTCATATTTGCTGTACGCTAGAAGGGCTGCAAAGGTGGAATATGACAAGGGTGAGTCTAATACTTTCGCACAATTTTACGAGCAATACCTCATAATTCTGGGCTTAAAAGGGCTATTTTGAGCTAATTTAAGCGTCTCTAAGCGCCGTTATAATCATAAGCTGGTAAAGATACATATATTGCTTAAAAAAGCGGTAAAATGCAGGAAAATTAATATTAAATACATTTATAAATCAACAACTTACAGTGGGTATTTTAGTGCC